CTGTTTAGAGATTTGTCTATTTGAGACCATACGAGGTCTCGTTATGTCCATACGGACAAACCACAGTGTAGTAGTGGTACGTGACGGCTGTTACTGATCAGACGTCTTCGCGCAAACTGGGCCATATCATCGAATGAATGTCCAAGTTTGCAGAGTACGACCCAAGTGTCATCGCCAAAGAGCCATTCATTAGGGGTCATCCCACCCTCATACCGTTTTCCTGTAAGCAACTCAATCACAAGTTTTGTTTCCTGTGGAGATAAGAGTCCTTCAAGAGAAGGAAGAGTGGGGTGGCCTGCTAGAACACCTTTGTTGATGTCGTCAAGTAGATTTACATCCACTTCACTAGTACTTGGCAGTATGTCATATACTCGAGAAGACACTGAGGCTACTTCGTAACCGACAGTCATTGCCTTCAAGTGAGATGCTTTTGAAAAAATCTTTTTGAGTCTAGAAACTTTTTCTAGGGGCATCTCCGTCCCTAGTTCGGCGAAAACGGTGGAAATGTAATCACCGGATGCGTATGAATTCAGAATTTTATCGTCATTCAATACGACTCTTGTACGGGGTTTGAGGACCCGTACTGTACTCACACCTGCAATGACCGGCCCACCATCGGTAGCGATCTCGTGTGCGCAGACATCTTTGCGATGCTGTAAGGATAAGAAGTACGTTTGTGCATACTATAGGATAGTAAGTTTTGTGCGCCTAAGACACCAAGAGCGCGGTTATCTAGTGTCCAAGCAGCACGTTGATATATGCCAGGTAGGTGTGTTTCAACTAGTTTCATCGAGTTGACCCAAGATCCGCAAACAACGCTAGCAATGCTACGGTTAAGGTAACCGTATCCTCCGCGAGGGCCAACAGCTAGCCTAAGAAACTCAGCTGACTCCCCACAAGACTGTTTCCTGGGATTAAAACCATTCCTTGATTTTAGGAGTAGAGTCAAAGCAACTTCAGCTGCATCACGAGAAGGGAACGTCATTATTATGTCATCACCAGCATGGAGTCTTCTGAGAGGGACAACTCCATCTAGTGCTATATCACAATAAATATGGTTCAGCACAGTGTTGATAAATGTAGTGGACCG